GTAGTTCTGAACCGATTTTCGATCATACCAATTAATAGAATTTCCATTAATTGTAGGATCTAATCGGAAGAGATAGACTATATCAGACCAAGTCCCTGGAAACCCTTTATAAAGAGTTTTCAGGGAAGACTCCTGCTCCTCCTTCGTAAGCACAAAGGAGATCGCATAGAGCCAGAACCCTGGCGCAAATAAGGAAGTCCAGACCTCTATCAGTCTGTTGGGCCATAGAGTTTGAGCCGAGATCTTCCACCAATTAAGGTAGAATACCTCTTCATTAGCTTTAACTCTTTGGACAGCCTTACGGATATCTTCTATAAGGAGTTGTAAAATTCCATTATAGTAAGAATATCTAATAAGGTGAGGATCTCGCATATTCAGATGAGTAGAACACCAAGTCAACATTTTCATGTCCACTTGGCTACCCGTTTGAAGAGAACCACTAACACCGAAGGCAGCCCAAATACCTAATTCAGCTCTCGACCTAACAAAGTTAGGAAGAGATCTGATTAGAGATAGAACAGTACTAGATGTAGTTGCGTAACCTTTGTTTGCAGCCTCAGTCAACATAGCACCAATGGTAATAGGTTTTCTCATACAAGCCAGGATCAAACCTGGACCTATAGGAGAATAATCCATTCCCTCCGCAGTCTTCCAACGCTTAGCAAACTCAACTGTATCATCAGATATGATTGATTTTCCTAAGTTAATTGAAAGGCCTAGAAGTTCCATCAGTCGAAGGTATTCAGAGGCGACATCATTATGATTGATAACGATGTCATCTCCAAGTACCGCGTAGTTGGTAAAGTTGTTTACACCTACTCGTTGTGCACAAACTTGAACTATCACGTGATGTGTTAGCGCAAGCATTGCCCAAGATGAATAGGCCCCCATTGGTTGACCGACCGAATACTTAACGTACTCAGAACGGTAGAACCAACCGAAGGAAAGTAAAGATCTCCAGATAGTACCATCAACGCCTAGGGCGTTGAGGATATCAACCTGAAGATCTATCGGCAATCTATCAGTAGCAGCTGTCAAATCAAAACTGTAGAATTTATGACCAACTAAACGATTAGATAATAAATTATCTAATGGCTTAATTTGATCAAAAGTTCCATCAGTTTGTATTCTTCTGAGACTATCAAAGATAGACTCATGAAGTGGTTTAAGACCAAGTTGAATCCACCAGTTCGTAATTGCTACGACTCTGGCTTTTCCAGCTTGATCATAAACTATAGACAATCGCCCTAGATGGAGCGGTTTAATCAACCGTAGTCCTAAAAGAACTAAATATACGGGACCTGCCCATAGTATTAAAACTATGAATTGGATCAAATAACCATAGGACTTAGTTAACAAGCTAAGCCTTATGAAACTCACGAGCTGCGAAGGATAATGGATAAATGCTAATGCATCTATACCAGCACCCCAAGTAGCAACATGAGAATTTGGACCAGCAGATTCTGATATGAACCCTTTAAAGGATCCAACCGATGCTCTTACCTTTAGAGTTTTCAACGCCCGAATAATACCTTCTTTAGGAAGAGTATTAGCTAAACCGGAAAATGGACTAGTTATAGTTCCAAGATCAGGTTTAACAGGAGTTGGAAAGGTTCTAAAAGAAGACAACAGTGTCAGAACGGCTCTTACGACATTAACATTAGCCTTAGGGTCTAGTAATAGACGTCTAAGAGATAATGGAATTATCGTAGGAAACCCATGGGAATCTCTCGAAACTCGAGGACCTTTAACGATAAAGGCCTTGGGCTCCGGAGATCCCGAAATGGCACGAATTGTCAACCGTAGAGACTCTTTAAGATATTGGAATGTCATCCAAAATCCATTGAATCTTACTAATCGAACAATTCGTTCATTAAGAAGAATCAGGGCCGAAGCATATTGAGCAGTCTGCGAAACCCAGATGACCAATCTATGAAAGAGGGATAACTCGCGAAGAGTTATCCACGCTTTCTTTTGAAAAGTCTTCGATCGCCGCAGCATTAATGTTATTGTGAAATTAGTAGCAATAATATAATGTAAAGGTGATCTACACTGTGTTTTCGATGTTTTTGTATAACAGGAGGTGCTAGCACCTGTCAAAAGGGAAACCTGCGACAGTAACCCCACCTACTAACTGAATTCTTCTTCAGGAAGAAACCAGGGCATCACATATTATGTGAATAGCTTAACGGATTTTACCTGATCAAGATAAAACTTGCTAGATCCTGTCACTAAAGACAGCGAAGGCGCCGTTGGGGTTATAAGCAAGGCACTAAACATCGTTGTTACCAACGGGGCCTAGTACTAAGATCCCTTTCGG